ATTTAAATCATTTCCTTGATATTGCCAAGAACAATATTTACCAATTACACTTCTATTTGGCAACTTAACTCCTGATAAATCAAAAGGAGCTGCTAATTCAAACGTTACTGCGACTGCGGTTTCCCCTGCGATACGATCAATTATATACTTTTGTATAGGGAACTCTATTGGAGGAGTAGTAGAATCATAGCTTCCTGCAACTCCATCAGGCTCGTATAAATACTTTTTTAACGTAGTTCTTTTAACTATAGGCTGCCCAATTAAGTCATCATTACTAATAGTTGAGCCAAGCTGGTCAGAAAAAGCCGAAGTTACATTTGCAACAGTTAGTGTGGGACGATTTTGTGCTCCCTCTGCAGTAAACTCTACTCCAGTCATGTCTATAGGAAAAGGTACATAGCTTTGAACCGTGTAAGGACTAGTTCTTTCGCGGAAGTAAATATAACCCTCTTCATTGCTTGTAGTATTATCTACTTCGAAGTCTGGATGAAAATACAAAATGCCTCCAGGCAAAGTAAGCTCGAATAAATCTACAAGCTCACTTCCTGGCTCTTGTTTTTGTACTACATCAATTAAATCTGTCATGCTTCGTATACTCTTCTAAAAGTTGCTGTTGCAGAGGGATACCCATCATTTGTGTATGTTTGTCCATAATTATCACATACTACTTTAATTGTAGTTTCTCCTCCTACTCCATTATCATCTGGAAAAGTAAAATTAAAAGAACTTACTCCCCCAAGAGAAGCTAAATATCCTATAATATCGTCAATTTCTGCAGCTGAACGATTATTAAAACTAACTGAAAAAGTTTCTTCAATAGGGTTTAGTCCGTCTGCAATTCTTTGTTCATACCCATCTCCAAACTTAGCAATACGAACACGTGGTCTAGACTGCCTTCCTAAGCCTTTGTCTGGAATAATATCTCTGCTTCCATAAGTTGCTGAAGTTGTAAATCCGATTGCCATTATGCTACTCCATACGGATTAAGTATTCCGCCTGAACGTTTCTGATTTTGTAGTTCTGTTTGTACTGCTTTTGCAATAACACTTCCAAGATTTCCTGCTTGTGCTGAATCTTGTTGCATATTTGAGGAAGCACGTCCTTGCCCATCTATTGCTACATTTACAGTGACATTATTATTTTGACCCATTCCTGACATTTGTACAGGAATTGATTTTCCGTCAGGTAATGGAACTACTGCTTCAGTACCATGTAATATTGCAGGATACCCAGCTCTTGGACCTCTTGCAATTCCTCCAGTAGCGTACATTTTCTTTCCTTCAGAGAAAACTCCACCGTTTGCTCCTTGAGGAACACCTAAGAAACTTCCAAAACTTGATAATGGACCTCCGCCCCCTAAAGCTGCTGTAAGCAGTCTTGTAACAAGTAATTTTGCTATTACTTGGGCGAGACTTTGTAGTATTCCTCTCGCTAAATCGGCAAAGGCTTGTTTCGCTGATTTAGTTCCTTGAATAATAGAATCAAATGCCGAAGTAAGTCCACTAGTTAAGCTATCTCCAATATTTGTACCAATTTGAGCTATTTCTGTTGCATTCTTTCTAGCTTCTTCTGTTTTTAATGCTTGCAGTTGTATTTCTCTTCCTAGTCTTGCTACTTCATTCTCATGTAGTTGCTGCTGAGCACGATCTAATTCTGTAACGTCTCTAACTTCTTCATTTGCTAAAGCTAATTTTAATTCTCTTAGTTTTATTGCCTCTCTCTGTGCCGAAATCTCTAGACCTAATTGTTGTTTTAACAATCCAGGCAGTCGAGTACGCTGTGCTTCGACCATGTTTAATTCATGCGTTGACTCTAATATTTTTTGTGCTGATACTTCGTACTCTTTTAATTTTTCAACCCACTCATCTATTGTTCCACCTTGTATAGCCTTATTTGCTTCATCAACAGCTACTCCTGCTCTTTCCAATTCAGTTGCGGACGCATCGGCTGCTTTCGCTGTATTTTGTAAGTTTTGTAGCAACACTCTTGTCGCTAAAGGATCTTTAGTATTTATTGTAGTTGCTAAGTTACCTATTATATCTCTTACTGAAGCTAAATTTGTAGTATAACTTGTAGCTGCTATTTGCTGGCTTTGTAGGTCTCCAAAATCTCCCTGTCTTGCTTTTTCAAGTGCAGCTGCGAATTTTGTTCCAAGTGCTGAAAAGTCAAAACCATCCAGCATCTCATCAAGCATTCTTTTTGCTTCTTCTGTGTCTGCAGCCTGTATAGCTCCTTGAATCGGTAAGGTTCCAATAGCATTTGCTATAGTTTCTGTTTTAATATCCTTTCCGTCAAGTAAATCAAGACTTACACCTGTAAGAATATTAGTAATATCAGAAGACAAGTCTGAGTATCTTTGTTGTAATTCTTCTAGTGCAGTAGCTTCTTCTTCTAGTACCTTATTTTTAGCTTGTAGACTTTTTAATGCTTCTCTATCTGTTCCTACAAATTCCAATAGTTTATCAGTATATCCTCCTATGTTTTTCTCTAATTCTTCAGCGAACTTAAAAGGTTCAACTTTATATTGTGAGCCCTCTATGCCTAAAACTGATTTTACACTATCTGGTATTTTATCTATTAAGCCATTAAATAATTTTATCCACACATTCCCTAAAAATTGTAGAGCTTTTGCTACATTAACAACCATTTTTTCAATACTTTCTACGAATTTTAAAGGTGCTTGTGAAATTCTTTCAAATACAAAGTATAACTCTTGTAAAATTCCTAAAACGATTGTTGCTTTACCAAATAATCTTACTGCTCCTGCTGCTACTTTAAATGCAGTTCCAATTCCTCTAACTGCGAAAGCAGTAACTTTTGCGGTTGCTCTTACTGCTTTTAATCCCAAAACCACCGGTTTAGTAAAGACTTTACCGATTCTTACGCCAGACTTTTTACTTACATCTGTCATATCTTCAAAAGCTTCTTTGAATTCTCTTAAACTTTCTTCAGAAGCACCTTCAAAAATTCCTTTTATTACTTCTCCGTGCTCTTTATATTGTTTTTCAGCAGATGCAATTGCTCTTTTTAAATTATTTTTATCAAGTCCGGTTAGTTTTTCTCCGCTTTGTACTTTTTGTAATAGTTTACTATCTGAAGATTTTTTGAAAGAAGCTGCTAATGATGCGGCTTTGCCCGCAGAGCTAGAAAGGCGTTTATCAAGCTGCTCCATTTTGTCAATTAAAGCATTACCAAAATTTATGCCTGTATCTAAAGCTTTACTAAATCCGCTTCCTATTAGTCCAAAAGTTGAAGTAAAAATACTGCCTATAAAAGATGCGGCTCCGAAAACGGCTTCTTTTAATCCTGTTATGTTTAGAAGTATTAAAGCACCAATTGCTGCAAAGGCTGTAGCAGCCGCTTTTGCATTTGAATTAGCAAATTCTGCAATACTTGTAAGAGTTGGTAGTAGTTTTTCAGCAACTTTTTGTATAAGTTCATCAAAAGTTTTTGACAATTGTACAAATGGATTAACTGCTGCTGCTACATTTCCAAAGTTTTGATTTAACTGTCGTGTTGTTTCTACAAATACTGCTTGGCTTCTTTCTGCATCTGTAAGTTCATCTCTGCTCTTACCAATCGCCTCTGCATATCTCCTTGTCGCTGATTCTAATCGTAGGGTAATACCTAATTCGTCTAATAATTCTGGCTCTGCTTTTGATACACCACGAAGTAGCCTATCAAAAGTATCTTCGTAGCCTCGTCCTAAAGCTGTGGAAGCCCGTAAAGCACCTTCTGCTAGTTGATTTAACTGTTCTCCACTAAATCCTTTTGCTGTACCGATTGCTACTGCTTCAGCAGCTTCTTGGAAATTAAGCATACCTTGAGAGGCTGAGGACAAAGAATTAGTTAAAGATTTCATAGCAATGCCAGTAGATTGCGCATAGTTTACTTGAGACTTTCTTAAGTTTTCTACATCTACTGCATTCTTTAAGAAGTTAAATGCTGCTGATAAAGCAAAAATTTGAGCAGCAAAAGCAGCATAGGCAGGCACAAGGCCTCCAGAAATACCCTGTGCCATTTTTGCAAAGTTTTTAGTACTGTTTGAGGATGCTTTTGCGGCCCCTTTTAAAGCTCTATCTGCGCTTTGCGCGCCTTTTGCTGTTTTATCTAAATTTTCGCCTGCGTTTTTAGAGTTTACAGCAACTTTCTTAAAGCTTCCACCGTCTTTTACATCTACTTCAATTTTTACTTTATTCTTTTTAGCCATTAGCCTTTTACATTATGGGTGTAATTTTTTCCACCACCTTGCTTCGATTTGCGTTCTTCAGCTTTTCTCTTTCTATCTGCTTCCTCTGCTCTTTGAGACATTAATTCTCTTTCGTAGAGTTTCATAAAGTATAAAATTTCTTTTGGACTGTCTACTTCATAAGTTTTGAATAAAAAATTAGCAGATGACCAATCTTTACCCATATACATTCCAGACATTCCGTCCCAAACATCTGACAGTAGACTAAACATAAAAAATGCCACTTGTACCTCAGGAGGAAAATCCAACTGAGTAAGCGGCATCTTTTGTGGATCTGGTTCTTGGTTTAACTGCTCACATATTAGTAGATACTTATCTACATCAAAATTAGAGGTTTGTTCTTTTACAAACCTAGCAAGCAGCTTTTCTACTTCAGCTACTTGCTTCCAGTAAAATTTTCCAAGTCACCTGCAGTTTCTGTCACCCAAGTATCGAATCCATTTGAATTTTTCATCATAAGGATTGCGTTATCTTGAGTATACGGCAATTCATCATCAGGATCGAATTGAGAAATATCCACCAAAAGAAACTCTTCTAGGTATCGATATTTTAGTCCACTCCATCCTTTTACAACTTCAGTCGTATAGTGCTCTATAAACTTTTCATCGTCTAAGACTTCTTCTGGTACATGAGTCTTTTTATTAAATTTTGTACTTAAACACTTTTTACGAAGTTTAAGTAGTTCTTCTCTTGCTAAATATGTTAAATCTACAGTAAAACCTTTATAGCCTGGAAAGTCTATTGTCACTGTTTTACTTGGAGTCATTAGACTCGCTAGGGAAACTGGGGTATCACTCATTTATAAATCCTTTATTATTATTAAAAGAGCAGGGAGGTAAAAACCTCCCTACTTTGATTTTCATACTCTATAGTATAATTCATATGACCAAAAAAGTCAAGAATTATTTTTTAGTATCTTATGCTCCAACGTATGTCAGGTCAAGTTCATCAGTCTCAGAGATAGTTGATGGAAGCGCCTGGAAGTTGGTTTCAACAGTAATTACATCTTCGATAGAGTGTGAAGGAATTTCAACGTGTGTAGTTGGGCAATTCATCTCTAAACGAGGAGTACCTGATGCTCCACCAATCTTAAACACAAGTGCAAAAGAGTTTGTAATTACATTGTCGATTGCTCCAAAATCTTCGAAGAAGTTAGCAGAGTCATCAGCAGGTGTGCTAGTGTCACCACTATTCATACCCTGACCATCTGTGCCATCGTATCTCTGAAGATAACAAGTAAAGTTACCACTAACAGAACGAGTACCTGTTACATGAGCAAATGGAGTATTTACAGTACCAAGTTCTTCTGGAATAATATAAGTAATATTATTGCCAACAGTAATGTTACCACCTGTAAGAGTCAGGTCATAACTTGTACCAATCAACTCATTAGTACCATCAGAATCAGGGTCTTGTGAGTTAGGAGTAATAGTAGCAACAGTCAAACGGTTACGAATAAAGTTATCAGTTGCAGTTACATCTTCATAAACCAAAGGAGTTGAAGCTTCTGTACCTGCGCCTACATTAGTCATAACTGCAAGTCTATAACTATTATCTGTATCTAACCATATATCGCCAACAGCTAGTGTAGAACCATCATTAGTAGTATCACCATTGTTAGGCTCTGTTGTACTTTCTTTAGTTGAACCCCACATATCTATAACTTCGGAGCCAAAACCAGACCAGTTAATTGTAGCAATACCATCAATATCAAAATCAATAGAAGCTTCATTAACAACAGCAGAGCTTATCTTATAAGCCTGACGGTTAGAAGAGCCTAGTACAAAATACAGATTGGCTGTACCAAGAGTTGATTTATTGGACTGGTCAAAGTTAATAGTAGAGTTAGAACCTCCTGGAGTAATTACATTTGTACCACTCCTGTCAAAATCATAAGTGCTCTGATCATAATTATCTGCACCTGCCATTAAAGCCCAAAGAACTTCTTCAACCGCGTGATGTTCTGCAGAACCATCTGCAGCACCAGCACCTGAACCTGCTGAAATGAAAGGACGCACATAAGTGGAGAAAGACCACTCTGCAGGTGCCAATGAATCATTAAATGCTCTACGACCCCTACGGCTTACTCCCGCGCTATTTTCCATTTCTGCGAGTGTGATTTCAGTGGCATTTGTTGCTTGAGAAAAACTGAACCCATCGAGTACAGGAATTTCCCAAACGACACTATCAAACTCAATAAAGAGTTTCGTGTCTCTCGCAAAATATAAATGTTGTGCCATAGTTTTCTCCTATGTATCTTGAAAAGACTTGGTCGTGAACGTCTGTTCCTGCCAGTATTTTCTAGTATCGAACCTCTACGATTATTTCACCAACTCCTAAAGGTTCTAATACACCTTCATCAGTATCAATACTGATTATAGTGTTCTGGTGAGTATACTGCGCTGCTCCTCTTCTATCAACGTATCGTAGTCTTTGATTTTCTTCTAAAGCTACTTCTACATCTTCTAAAAGTTTATCTAACGCATCTACTGCATCTTCTTCGTTTACATAACAGCGAACTGTTACATTTAAAAACCTATCCTTGTATCCGCCTCCTTGATACAATCTTGTTTCTCCGGAGGCATTCAAATGAATAGCTGGAAATTCTTCTATCTCGTCCCAAAACTTAAGTCGTGGGCTTACATTGTCTCCAACATCTGATAAGAACTCTCCAGTTCCGTTTATCTTTTTTAGTACATCTACAAGCGCATTTGTAATGGACTGACGTCGTGTAGTATAATCTCTAACTGCCATTACTGTCTCCTAGTATAGAATCTTCCTATTGCCATTTCTGC